GTGCCAGCGACACTATCGTTAAGAACAGCAGGGTTAGTTCCTACCTGAGCACCAGTTCCAGAGAAGTCTGTATCAGCCTCGTTGTAGAAAGTTTCACCACCAGCCTGTGATGTGTAGCGTGAACGCATCGCAAAGATAAGTCCTGTTGGGCCAGTCATTGGCTGAACACCAGCAATATCATATGCAATTAGGTTTGGCATTGCACGGCGAACAAGTGAAATTAGGATCGGATCCCAATTATCAACAGAAGCGCCTGTTGCGTTAGTTGGTGCAGCTTCGCCGAGGAACGAACGATCTTCACGAAGTGCTTTTTCTTGGTTTTCTAGGATTACTGTGGTTACAGCCTTACGATAAGAGTCTTTGATCTCTGGAAGATCGTTGTGCTCTAGGACTGGCTGCCACTTTTCCTGTAGATGTTCTGTTTGGAACATTTTAGTTTCTCCTTGTTGAGTTTTCTAATAATATTTATAAAAACTGATATTTTGGAAATTCATTTTTTCCGCAATATTAGTCCTTAGCTCGCTTTACATTTTTGCTGATGGCAGCCATGTAAGCGGCCATTGCACCAGTTGTATCGAAGGCTTCTGAGTCATCTGATTCAGAGTCTACAGATTCAGCGATAGTGGTTGCCTTTGGAAAATAACTTTCCTTAAGCGTGTCGAGTTTACTTCTGAAGGTATCTTCATCAGTAAAATCTACATCTTCTGCAAGAGACTTAAACTTCTCTACCTCTGTATCTGCGAGGTCAGAAGCAACTTCTGCAAAGACACTCTCACGAACTAGTTGATCGTTCTGCTTCTTCATAGAGGCAGTCTTTTCAATTTGTTCATTGAGTTTCGCTTCTAGTTCGTCAATCTTTTCAGACTGTGTTCCTAGAATGTCATATTTTTCATCTGGAACATCAATATAATGCTCTTCAAATAGAGACTTGAGTCCAGAAATGAAATCTTCTGCGATTTCGCCTTTGAGGCCACGCTCAATTGCGATTTCGTTTTCTTTCATCCACTCTTCTACAACATAGTTCATGTATGAGTCAACTTTTTCAGTTAGTTCGTCACGAACACGGTTGATTTCTTCAGCGATTTCTTGAGTTTTTGACATCTCAATTCTTTCGACTTCAGAACGAAGTTTAGATTTAACAGCGGCTTCAAAAATTGTAGCAGCTTTGTCTTTGAACTCTTCAGATAGTTCTTCACCTTCAGTAAGTGCAGAAACATCTTCAGAAACATCTACAGATGCAAGACGCTCATCCAAAGTAGATTCGTCAACCTGTGCTGATTCCTCTTCTTCTTCCTTGTCTTTCATCATGGCATCGTATGCGGCTTTAAGTTCAACTGATTTCATACCAGATAGTTTTTCAATCATGGCATCCTTCATTGCTTCCTTAGTCATACGAGCTTCTTCTAGTTCCTCTCCGTCATGGTCAACTTCATGACCAGCGGCAAGAGGTTCTTGGATTTTAGTAGCAGATGGTTCACCGCCCTGTTCTCCGGCAGCACCTTTGGTTTGAGCATCAGAGGTTTTCTTCATTTTATCAGCAGATTTTGCTGAAGCAGATTCTTCCTCTGGTGTATCAGCACCAGCGCCACCCAAGTCTTGGACTTCACCCTCTACTTTTTCCATTGAATCGCCTTTAGCAGCACCCTTTTTTGGGGCGTCCTGTGCAGCTTCTTCAAGTTCCGCTGCAACTTCTGCTTCTAGTTCCTCAATTGTCTTGTCTAGATCTGACATTGGGATTTTCTCCTTGAGTTGTTATCTTAACATATTTATAATGATTAAAGTTTTGACAAGAACTTTGCAAATGCAAGTGCGGAAACTTTATCGTTTCTGCGTCTTACACCTTCATTGATCTCATCCTTGATTTTTTGGATTTCTACTTCTTTAAGTAATCCATTATCCCAAACCCACTCTTTACCTTCCATGATACCTTCAACGAAGGCCTGAGGTGCAGAAGGGTCTGCAACAATATCTGCCGCAGTGGCAAGATAAAAATCATCTTTCACATAATTCGCACCACCTTTAGACTCAAGTGAACCCATGCCTCTTGAAGAGACACCGAGTTTACCACCGTCCTTAATAAGTGCTTTCGCAATTTCCCCCATTGGAGTAGAGAGCAGTTTCGCCTCACCAATAAAGTTCTTTCCATCCGCTTCCAGTTTTGTGATCATGTGCGATACTCTGTCAAGATTGACAGTAGGGCCTTCTGGATGTCCCAGTTCCCCGAAAGCACGACCTTCAGCAACAAATTCTTTGTTATATCTGGCGACTTCTTTTTGAAGCACACCAAATGGGTAGACACGACCATTTCTATTCTTCTGGTCTGCCTGCATAAAGATTCCACGAATCTTCATCTCTTTACCACCACC